AATAATTTTATTTTTGCCACTTTTCACGCCTTGAGTTAATGAAGCTTGAGATATCAAATCAAATTTCGGATTAGATACGCACTTTTAGGTTGTATCTGCTTATATTTAGAAGGAATAAAAGTTTGACTTTATTCTGCTGTATATTTACAGATAAAATACGCATCTGCTACATCAGTAATCGGTGATTTTGATTTAGTATCAAACAATAATTCAAGATTTACGCCAGTATTTTTCTCAAATGCCTCAAGCATTAGGTCTTTATTCGCATTACCTTTATCTGTCGCAAACTTCTTGATAACTGATGGCGGTAGTAGAGTGTAATCCCAACCACACTCCATCTTGAGTTTGTATTTGAGTAGTCCTAAATTCTCTGCGATATGAAATACTCTGCCTGTTGACCCATAAGAATAATCTTCTATCTGAATGATTGGTTGTTCTTTTGGGTAATAACTTTTATATACATAAGATTTGATTATATCTATAACCCAGTCAGCAATGTTATTGTATCGTTCAGGTTCACTCGTATACAACTTGTGTCCTGTGCCTACATAACGAACATCATTATCTTTGAAGGTGTTATCATATTTCTTTGTACCTGTTAGGTAATAGAAACTACAATCTTCATACTTAAATTCACCCTTACTTGTGTTAACGCATACGCCTGGCGAACTTAAACTATAATCAATCCCAATCTTCATTTAGTAATTCATCTTCTTGGATTTCCTCATGCTCTTCGCCACAAAATGGGCAATACTGTTCTGTGTATTCTTCTTCAGGTAACTCGTGTACGATAATAAAAGTTGCAGAACAACTATCACATACTGATTTTGGTCTTACGCTCATAATTGAAATCCTTTAAAACTATTAGTTTCGACATCTTGTTTGATGCCACCAACCACATAACTTTCTATTTCTGTTTCTTGTGGTGCATTTTGTAATCCACGACTGTTCAACCAATGTTCTGTCCAAGGTAGAGGATTGTTTCTTGTTGACTGTTCATACGGCGGTGTTAGACCGATACTTTTCATTCTTCTGTTTGCCATAAACTCGACATACTGATTTAACAAAGCAGCGTTTAGACCAATCATTGAACCATCTTTAAATAAATAATCTGCCCAATCTTTCTCTTGTTGAACAGCGGCATCATACATTGCATAAACTTCTGGTTCACACTCTTTCATAATCTCAAGCATCTCTGTGTCTTTCTCTTTGTTACGATAGTTGTTGATGATGTTTTGAGATACTGCAAGATGTAGATTTTCATCTCTAGCGATTAGAGATATAATCTTTGCACTACCTTCCATTAATTTCAATTCACCGAAACCAAACGAACATGCAAATGAAACATAGAATCGAATGCCTTCAAGTATATTCACATTGATAAGGTTTAGATAGAGTTGTTTTTTCATCTCTCTTAGACTACCTTCACCAGTTAAATGATATCTCTGTGCATACTCTATGAACCTATCATACGATTCGGTTACTGTTACGGCTCTTGCCATGATTTCAGGAGTCTGTACAATCGTATCTAATACAGCAGTCGGGTTTGAATACACATTCTTCATTATGTAAGTATAAGAACGACTGTGTATCGTTTCACTAAAGTCCCATGCGACAATCATAGATTCTAACTCAGGCAATGAACAGTAAGGAAGAAACGCCAGACATGGGCCTCTGCCCTGTACACTATCTAATAGTGTCTGATATTTTAAATTGGCGGTAAATATATGCTTCTGTTCTTTTGTCAATGAGTTGAAATCATTTCTGTCTTTTTGCAAAGACACTTCTTCAGGACGCCAGAAGAATCCTAACTGTTGTTGATTCAACTTCTCGAATACAGGATACTTCTGTTGGTCAAATCGTTGTGTGTTAGGCTCTGCACCAAAAAACATAGGTTGTTTAGTCCAGTCGACTTCTTCTGTGTTAAATACTTTAGTCATTTGACTCCTCATCTGGTGGATTTCTCCAGTCTTGTACATACTTCTTTTTAGCCCTACCAAGTTGCAAGTTTACATCTTTTCTGGTGCCACGAATTGGTTGCGGATATTTCTCAGCCGTAGTCTGTATTGCTTCCATATGACTTTCAGTAACTTCTTTATTAACAAGTCCTTTATAGATACCAACACCTTCTGAGCGTTCCCACATTTCAATAATATCATCTCTGATATAACCAAGGGGTGTTCCTGTTGGGTATTCATGCGTCCAGTTCATCGCCATCTTAGCAGCATTACTACGAATTGTTTGTATTCTGCGTTTCTCGTAGTACTCTTTCTTTCGCCATTCAACTCTGTCTATAAATGCCTTTGTGTATTTTTCTCCGAATAGTGTTTTAAACATTTTTCACCCTCTTGCTATTTGGGTGACGCTTAGCTGTGAATGTACTATGACTCATATTCTTTTTCACTTTATTTCCTTTTTTAGTTATTATTCCTGGTACGCTTCGTTTTCCCATTATATGTTCTCCTCTTCGTTGGGGTCAAAATAAGTATTTCCGTCAAAAAATGGCCAGGTTGGTTCAGTTTGATTTACATCACACTTGTGCATCCTTTCCATCTTGTCTATGTAATCGTCATTGTCGATATTTGGGTCAATTTGACCATCTTCAATCAAAGCATTCATCCAGTCAAAGTAAACCATTTGGTCAGATGTTGTTAGATTGTGAAATTGTGTTTTTTTATCCATTAGATTGTACATGCCTCACAATCTTCTTCGTCATCATATTTAGACTTTTCGGTATCTACATTATCATGCCAACCAACTGGGTGTGCCGGTTCATCTACATCTGTCTTTGCATCATATGTATTCTGATAGTAAGATGTTTTCCAACCTAACTTATATGTAGTCAGTAAATCATTTGCCATGACAGATATTGGTACTTCGCCGTCTTTGTAGTTCTCTGGATTATAACTCCAGTTGCCACTTATTGCCTGGTCAAAATACTTCTGCATAGTTGCAACAACATTAATGTAACCCTCATTACTAGGCATATCCCATAGTAGTGTGTAGAAGTTCTTCAGTCTGTGATACTCAGGAACTATTTGTTTTAGAGTGCCCTTTTTACTTTTCTTCACAGAAAGATAATCTCTTGGGGGTTCTATGCCATTTGTTGCATTAGACACAACAGAACTTGATTCTGACGGCATTTGTGCTGAAAGTGTACTATGCCTTAGTCCGTGTTCTTGTATATCTTTTCGTAATTGTTTCCAATCGTAACTTAACTTTCTCTTGATAACTTTGTCTAAGTCTTTCTTGTATGTATCGATTGGTAGTATTCCGTCTGAGTATTTTGTCTTATGAAAGTAATCACATTTGCCTTTCTCTTTAGCAAGATTATTACTTGCCTTCAATAGATAATACTGAAATGCCTCTGTAGTTTCATCAACGAGTTCAAGTGCCTTTGGGTCGTCATACTTAACATGATTCTTTGCAAGATAGTGAGCAAGACCAATATAACCAATACCTAGTGAGCGTCTTGATTCGGCAGATATTCTTGCCGCCTCTATAGGATATTCTTGATAGTCTATGATTTCATCTAATGCTCTGACTGACAAATCACAAAGACCTTCTAGTTCGTCTTTATCTCTAATCAACCCTAGATTGATAGCAGATAGAATACACAATGCAATCTCGCCTTTCTCGTCATCAATATGGTCGAGTGGTGTTGTCGGCAATGTAATCTCTTGACACAGATTTGACATGTAAACTTTGTCTTTAAATGAACTATGTGTATTACAATGGTCAATATTCATGATGTAGATACGACCAGTTTCTGCCCTCTCTTTGAGTATGTCCATAAACAGTAGTTGTGCCCTTATCTTCGTTTTACTGATAGATGTTTTTCTTTCATACTTCTCATACATTTCATCAAACTCAGGTAGACCAAACGCCTCATATAAACCAGGCACTTCGTGTGGTGAGAACAATGTTATTTCTTCGTCTTTAATAAATCTCTCATAGAATAGTTTAGAGATTTGAATTGAGTAGTCTAACTTTCGTACTCTGTTATCTTCTGAACCTTTGTTGTTCTTTAAGACTATTATATCTTCGATTTCTTGATGCCAGATTGGGAAGTGAACTGTTGCACTACCGCCTCTTACTCCGTTCTGTGTACAACATCTTACAGTTGCCTCGAACTTCTTGAGAAAAGGAATGACGCCTGTATGTTGTATCTCGCCACCACGAATTCTTGAATTGATACCTCGAATTCTACCAGCGTTAATCCCTATGCCTGCCCGTTGGGCCACATAACGGCCAATAGCCATGTCGCTACTGAAAATACTAGGAAGACTATCATCGCTATCGACCAGAACGCAACTAGCAAACTGACGGAGAGGAGTACGAACGCCTGCCATAACCGGTGTTGGTATATTAATTTTGAATTTACTAATTGCGTCATAGTATCTTTTGACATATGTAATCCTATTTTCTTGTGGGTAGTTTGCAAACAATGTAGCAGCAATCATCATGTACATAAACTGAGGAGTTTCAAATATATCGCCATTACTTCTGTCTTGTACTAGGTACTTATCCATGACTTGTCGCAAACCTGCATAAGTGAAATTATAATCTCTTTCGTGGTCAATAAAACCATCTAGTCTATCTATTTCAGCAGATGAATATTTGTTAAGTATATCTTTATCATAGACACCTTTGGCAATACTGTTATCAATCTGTTCTTGTAGTGTTGGGTGTTCCCATAACTTGTGAAATAGTTTCTTTCTTAATGAGAACAATAGTAATCTAGCGGCAACAAACTGATAGTTCGGTGCATCTAAACTAATTAAATCATTTGCAGATTTGATTAAGATTTGTTGTATATCTTCTGTAGTTATTCCATCAAAGAACTGTATACCACTATTGATTTCAACATGCGAGGCACTAACGCCTGTTATGTTTTCGGTTGCAAATCCAACCATTGAATGTATCTTTTCAATGTCTAAGGTTTCACTGCCTCGACCGTTGCGTTTTTTTACTGATAGGTTATCCTTAGAAGTCATTTATGTCCTTTTCCAATTATTAATGTGTTGAAGAGCAGAGAGTCCGCTATGTGTATTATTATATATAAGTGTTTGCACCTGGGTAGCGGACTTTCCTGAAAGAATTAAATCGTTAATATCTTTACCTTCATCTGTCTTTGGCCAGACAACTATATTGAAGTTTTTGTCAACTGATTTTATCATTCTATTCACGATATGTTCGTTTCTCGGTTCATTATCATATATCATTGTGCATTGTTTATGCTGTATTGTGATACCGCCATCTGCATCTGCCCCAGCAAGAGCAATCGCATTATCTAAGAACAGACTGTCAATAGGACCTTCTGTAATCATTACTGGTTTGTTCAGGTCTATTCTATCAAGACCGTAAATCTTTTGTTTTGTTTCATCAAACTTGATAGTGATATACTTAGGCACTTCTTTGCCGAAGGCACGACCTTGAAATGCAAAGAACTTGCCTGCCCTATCATAGAATGGTATCACAACTCTAGGATGGTCTTGTCTTAAATCTGTAAACTTGCCAGGTTGTATCTCATTACAAAACTCATAGAACTTAGAACAAAAGAAAAACTTATCCCAATGTTCTTTTGGTATTAGTCTATCATAGACAAACTTCTTAGCCGGGTGCGTTTGAACTAACTCATCAAATCTTTTGAGATTTCTTAATGCCTTATCGTAACGATTGAACTCTCTCTTTTTTAATAACTTAGAGGGCGTGAAATCAAACTCAGGTTCTTCTTTCTTTGCAACTGTCTTACCATCTTTAAATCTCTCAAAGATATATTCTTTATGCATATTTGGGTCAAGAAACTTGATAAGATTACTAAGTGTTTGACCGACGCCACAGTTATGACATTTGAAGAACATATCGTTCTTCTTTAAGTAAACAAAACCTCTTGCCTTTGATTGCGACTTTTGAGAATCACCACAATGGGGACACCTAAAATTAAATAAGTAATCTGATTTTCTTTTAAATTTTGGGAGTCTGGTAGAGAGAAGGTTTAGGTATTTGATATCTATATATGATGACATAGTATAGATTATACAGTAAGTGAACTAGAATGTCAAGCGTTTTATCCGAAGAATTGCATTAACATACTGTTTGGATTTGATACCATAAGACCTATAATAATAGAACCGCCAACGATTATCCATCGCCACTTCTCTAATACAGCAACTCTATTGTCTAATTGATTTCTAATGTTGCGAAGTTCATTCAACATTTTGTTTTCTGACATGATTTGATGTTCTCTGAGTTCTCTGCTGTTTGTTGTGATTCTTGAGTGCAACTCTTTGAGGTCGTTATCCCATTCTTTACGGCGAGATTCTAAAAGAATGAAGATATCATTATCAACTTCTTCCGCCCTCTGTAGTTTAGTTTCTTGTTGAACAAGCATACCTTTTAAAGATACTGTGATGTCAGTTAACTTTTCAATTGCAACTTCTAATCTCTGATGAATTGCTTCGCCAGTCTTTGCATCTTTCTGTAGTAACGCTACTTGCGTTTTGAGTTTGGCTAAATCTTCCATGACTTACTCTACTTCTTCGCCTTCTTCAGGTTCGTAGTATTCTTTGTATGATAATAGAATTTGTCTTTGTTGTGCAAGTCTATTTCTTATGTCGGTAAAGTTGAGTGCAAGTTTCTCGTAACCTGTATCTGTTAAGGCAAAAAGT